TAAAATATTCACCACTCTTATTCTTACTTTCTTCCTTAAATAAAAAATAAAAACAAATAAAAAATAAATTTCAAATCTATCTAGTCTTTCTTTCTTATTTATTTCCTCTATTTCAACGCCGTTAGGTTACAGCCTAAAGGTTCGTCCGCTAATTCGATGTAGCAGGTTTAACCCGTTCGACTCTGAAAGTCGCACTCGTCACGGTGAGGGTTCAGCTTTTCCTGCTCCTAACTCTAGTGTCTAGCCAGCATCTTTGATGTACGCGTTATGCAGAGTTGCATATCATAAGGCCTAGCTTGGGCCAAAATAAGTCCTTATGATTATGAGCTATTTGTAGTAATGCGCAACAGGTTGAGAGCTGTTGTGTATGATGCATTTAGTGGGAGGCCGAGGACCGACGGTTACAGAAATATCTACTTCTAACTCTTGAACAGTCCTTTTTTTACATGGCACCGCCTGCCTAGGCACCCATGCTATCAAAACTTGTTTCAGAAATTAAAGCTGAGGACTATCTCTCACAAATCTATCCATACTTTCTTTGGATAGTTGCAATTTTAACCCCAGGAGTATTATTGCACAAGTTTTTTCCAAAATACTTTTTGAGACTTCGATTGACAATTTTTATTTCAATCCAAATTTTAACTTTTGTATGTTTTTGGTGTATCTATCGTTTGATTGACATTAGTTTTAGTCTTTCGTCTCGAATACTTCGTTCTTTTTTTGAATTTTCTCTCTCTTTCACGAAATATGTTGCTGAGTCAGATTTTCTTGATCAGTTTCTTACAGAAGAAGAACATAAAAATCGCATTGGTCAGATTAAGGCCAAGTTGCGTCATAAAAAACGAGAGAAGAAAAAATTCAATTCCAATCAAACTCAGCGTAGGAAAGAGAAAACTCATTCACGCAAGCCTCGTCATTTTGATGAACTTCCAAATGGTGCTTTTACTAGGTGTGATGTTTTTAAACGTAACAACTTTAAAAGCGAGGCTTTGTTCAATTATAATATGGATTTTTGTGAAGACACTGTTATCTCTAATCTCCATAACGATGACGAGTTATCGTGGAGGTATGCTTTTGACAATTATTCATTCTCTGACTTCAGATTTCAGTGCCATCGACTAATTCGTTACTCTTGTTCCATACTAATGCATTCTATTTTTTGTTTTAGACTTGAAGCAAGAAGATTATATACTCATTACGTCGTTGACAGTAGACCTTATCATCAGAATATCATTGATACTTTTAATGCTGAAGTAGAAAGATTTACTCTGTGGAATAGATTCTTGCGTTTTGGTATCCAATTCAACGAATTTTGCACTTGGTTTATATCAGGGGCATTGTCGGCACATATGGGATGGTTAACCTTTATGACAATACGTACAGAACTAACTCTTTTAGTTCCTGAGTTCAGAGGTTCATCTTTCGACAAGTTTCTTATGTTTTTTGAACACGCTCTCAAAATATATGATCCATTTCGTAGTGAGTCTGCTAGTGATTGGAGTCATTTTGATCATGATCGCAGATTCGAAGATCTAAGGAATCAATTTTTTGGACATTTAGATGATGTTTCTAACGTCATAAAAACTAACATTAGTCCTGACTCTTGTGAGCGTCTTTTCTCACTGATATACTTGACTTTTCACCCACGAGTAGTTAGATACCATAAAGGTATTCTTTTAGTACAACACGTTGCTTCTTTGATGGGTTTTGATAACTCTAGTTGGTTTGATAAATGGTTGCTGGGATTTGCAATTTCTATTGTCGGCATTATTCTGCCCCTCAATTCGGAAGAATTACAACGAAAATTAAACTACAAATCAGAATCTGAAGTTACAATCGAAAGCGTTTTAGAAAAAGCAACAGATTTTGGCACTACTGATTTTGTCCGTCATTTGGGTGTATTAGGGAAATTTCTCAGTTCTATGACTGGAGAATCTTCATTTTTACGACAAATATTATCCGGTGAAGTTGGTACCACTGCCAAAGGGGTTGCTGTTTCTTCTCTATCCTTACTCCTGATTTTCCATTCAGTTATTTATGATGATGCTAGATCTTGGTCTGACCTTTTTATAGGTGAACCCGAAAAGAAGCGTCTCCTTAATGAATCAAAAAATTTAATCAATGAAGAATTTTATCTAGGAAAACCCGTCCAAGGTCTACGTTCTATTCGTGCAGTTGTTGCTGACATGGAAAAAGTTGTTAAACAGATCGAAGGAGAGTTACTTACTTCTAAAAAGAGTTCCTCTATTCATCAAAAACTCAAAGAATCTTTGACCGCATTACGCAAAGACTATCACTTAAAGTTGTCGCAGTTAGCGAGCTCACGAAGATCGGTTCCTTTTTCAGTTATTTTACATGGTCTCCCTGGGCAGGGTAAATCATTTGTTCGCAATCATATTTTCGCTACGTGGGCTATGTGCCACGGACTTACTTACACTGAACTCATGACATACACTGCCAACTATGGTGATTCTTATTGGGAAGGTATCCAGCCCGCGTCTCAAATATTCTTAAGTTGCCCGGAGATTGGGGACCAAGCTACTCACATTCTTAAGCAGTCTGGTGATGATCGTATGAATGAAATTCTTCCTCTAATTGATGGGAATCCAAAACCCCTTCCTATGGCCTTTGAGCTTAAAGGAAAGATTTTTGCTTTGTTCAAAGGAATAATCATTGATACTAATAACCCTACTCTAGGTGTCGAGCATTACAAGCAGTATTTTGGAGCCTATCAAAGGAGATTTCTTCGAGTTGAAGTTCGTATTAAAGAAAAATTCCGTCTACCAAATTCTATCCTTCTTGATAAACATAAATTGAAAGTGGATGAGATTGATATGAGACCTTATGAATTTAAAGTCACTAAATTTAATTTGTCCGCTAAGACAGCTTGTGAATTTGATAAGGGAGAGACTAACTACTGGTCTATGTTACCTCCCACAAAGATGGGTCAGGCAACTGACCACGGTCTTACAAAGGATGGGTGGATTCATGACCATCGAGTTTTTACATCATGCATTGCACATCTATATTCTCAGCACCACTTGCATGAGAACAAGATAGTGTCACAATTTCCCAATTATTATGATTCATTTTTAGATCGTTATGAATCTATTTCCCGTCGTTATAACATAGAACGTATTAGTACTGAAGACGATTATAAGTCTGAATCTCTAATAACGGACAATTGGATGTTGTGTGTTGGATCCTTTTCAATTGGTTGTCTTTTTGTATGGCTCTTCAACTTTACCAGCGCTATCTTCCGAGATACGCGCAGGTGTGTTTTTTCTTTCATGTTCTGGCTTTTGCGCGTTCCCCCTGAGAATCAAAGATTTATCCAACAATTTTTGGATGTTGACATTCTACGTTATATTCAGTTTTATAGACGACTATGCGAAATACGAGATTCGGTTTTAACAAATCGGAACCGATACTCCATACTTTTGTGTTGTTTTCTTATCTTCTTAATTTACAAACGTCCGTCATATTTTAGCGAAGGTAGCATGCAAGATATAAATACTTCTTATGATTGTGGAAACTCCTATAAGCGCATCCCGATAAAAAATCACAATTATTGGAATGTCGTCAAGAATGGTTATTCTCCTGTTCATAAAAATGGCATTGACTCTCTATCTCATGTTGTGTCCAAAAACCTAATTTCAGTGAAGGTAACTGATGAAAATGGAACTGAAGGC